CTATTGTACCTATAGTTTTACCAGGTATTGATACTTGTTTTGCTTTATAAGAAAGAAATTTAGATCCTCCTTTTTCTTTGTCTGCTCCAGTATAAAATTCCCCCAAATATTCTCCACTGCCGGATGCGCCCATTCCTTTGTGTCCTCGAGGCATATAGATTTCTATAGAATATAAATTATTTCTAGCGAAACCTCCTGTAGGTCCTATTACATCGTTAAAATCTGATACTTGCATTATTTACTCCAAACTTGTTTTGCTTTAGCACCGACAAATCTCTGATATGGTAAAAATATAGCATTCTCCCATTCATTAGGAGGTGCTTCTAGTAGACTTGTTCTTACGTGACCGTATAAGTATTTATGTATCATTTTGTCGGCATTCTTAATATTTCGTACGGCGTCCCAAGATACATTGAATCTTGCTTTATCTGTCATATCTTCTGGTTCGCCCTTTTGAGTAGCAAATTTCATTATCCTGGTCATAAATTTCATTCTCTCTACAGGGAATAGATAATGAAAGTTGAGTCCTATAAAGCCATCCTTATACACATCAAGCACAATAATAAGAGGAAATTTATCCCAATATGGTAGAATCTCTTTTAATTTGGCGTCATATCCAAACGTGTACATCTTTCCCGGTTTCAGGACTGCCTTCTTTTTAAATCCTTTTGCAGAATCACCTACTTTCTGTTTAAACCACGCTATCGATTTCTTTGCTTGTTTAGCTTTTGATCCTTTTTTACCAGACAATGCTGAAGCAGTCAATTCGGCTCCAATAGCCCGACGTGCCATCTGACTTGTCTTACCAGACTTTGCTATTCTACCCCATTGTCCTCCCAGCCAACGATACTTACGTCCGTCAGAACCGACTCTCTCAGTACCTCTATCGATACTAACTAATTTCTTTGCGACTTTTGCGGCCATATTACTTCACCAAATGATCCTCTGTTAGTATTTTAAATTGCCACTTCCTATCATCACAAAACTCTCTAGCCATTTCAAACTTTGCTTCATTCACTTTCCACGTCTTCATTGCTTTTGCATAGCGATATTTAGACTTAGCGGTCTTTCCCAGCTTTGGTGGTCCCGTCTGGGTTTTTGGTTTGACTTCTATTACCATATGATTAATCTTTCCCTTCTCTCCTTTTACTTCAATCCAGAAATCAGGAAAGTATCGATGAACTTTACCATCGACAGGGCTGACATATGGGATGACAAGTTCTTCACTATTCCACTTCACTACATTAGGATTAGTATCAGCGTATACCATAAAACGTCTTTCCCAAGACGATCGGTATACTACGTTATCAACTGCCCCTACGTATTTTGAGCGATTCTTTACTTTATATTTTCCCTTATAAGCCATCTCAACTATTTATATAAATAGTTCAAAGGACTTATTATCACAAAGAGAAGGACATATGGCAGTAAAAAAAGGATACAGTAATCCGGGTATTGGTTCGCACGGAAAGGCAATAGCAGTAGATGACGTTAGTAGTTCCCTAGACGATGCTCGGCATCCATCATCTGAATTCGCCCCCGATCCTTCAAACATTCCCTCGGCAGACGGCGCTAAAGTATTTAAATTCCCTTTAGATGATGTATCAGCAGGGAATTTTTGGACAAGATTAATAATCAATTCTTGGGTACCAGTTACTCGTGAAAGTGATCAGGGAGAAACTGGTCAGATTTCCGGATTAGATAAGGATTCTCTTGCTAATATTTGGTTACCTATGCCGTTAACTCTTGCTACTGAATATGGTCAGAAGTATTCAGAAGTAGATAATATGACGGTTAATAGAGGCTCCGGAGAAGATATACGAGGGTATTCAGGATTTGGAGCGTCTTTTATGTCTCAAGGTCAAGCCGTGTTGGGAGGGGCAGCCAGCGAATTTGCTAACTTTGCTTCTTCAATGGCAAACGTAAACAATTCTGGTAAAATGGCAATGGGTTCGATACAAAATCAAATGATGGGATTAGTGTATGATGGTGCATCATTAAGGACACACACTTTAAGTTGGAGAATGATTCCTAAAGATAGAGCAGAACAAAATGCGATTCAAACAGTTTGTTTTGCTTTTAAAAAATTCTCGGCTCCGGTAGTTAAGGGACCTCTTGGTGGTGATACTGATTTTACTAAGTCTGCCGAAGCCCATAAAAAAGCAACGGCTGTAATAGATGAAAACAGCAAAGATGGAGTGAAGTTTGTTTTTCCTGCAGTACAAGACGAAAAGGCAATTCAAGATTCTATGAGAAATATAGGTAGATTAGGTATACCTGTAACAGTCAATGTCGAATTCTGGTATGGTGCGAAACGCAATCCTCATTTATTTCAAATAAAAGATTCTTTTATTGGAAAAGTGAACGTGAATTATACACCAACGGGCACGTGGAATGCTTATGAAGATGGAGCTCCAATTGAAACTCAATTAGATGTAACTCTTCAGGAAAATTCAATCATCACTCAAGATGATATAGATCAAGTAGGAGGTTATTAATAATGGCAAAATATACGAAAATACTTCCTCAAGTAAATTATAATGGAGTAAGTATAACTGATATCACACACCGATTAGATATGCTCAAAACAGTCAAAAAATATGCTACTCATTATTATTCCGTAACTATAGACGAAACTGCTACTCCTGAAAAAGTAGCAGAGCAGTATTATGGAACTTCTGACTACTGGTGGATTGTATGTGCAATAAATAATGTGATTGATCCATTTTATGATTGGGTAAAAAGAGAAACGGAAGTCTATGCTTATGCAAACAAAATTTATGACGACCAAGATGAAATTCACCATTATGAAGATGCTGAGTTTATTCAATATCCGACAAACAATGTAGAAGAGGACAGAGTACCCGTCACTAATATAGAATGGGAACTACATTTGAACGATAAAATGAGACATATTATGTTGCTCAAATCCTCTTACGTTCCAAAGATAGCGGATGAATTTGCGAAATGGATGAAAAATACTAAACAACAATATCAAGAATAGACTATGGCAGAAGAACTTGAGCCCAGTTTTGAGACATTAGATCCCAAAGCTACCTCTGATTGGAATTGTGAATTTATAAATTACAGAGGAAAAAACCTCGAATTGAGTGGTATCATTAAGGGACTGAGCATTTGGGAGTCGATATACAATAATTGTATGTTTGGTAACATTGCGATAGAAGATGGAGCCGGTATGGTCGAAGCTAACGGTATTGTTGGCTCTGGTCTAGAAGAAGTTCATTTTGAGATACTTACCCCGAATACGGCTTCGGAGAAAAGTTCCAATCTCGAAAAGGAATTCAAAGTTGATTCTATAACTGGTGGAACAAAGACTGCAAAATATACCTCCTATAATATAGGAATAACATCTCCCTATGCCTTTATAAACAATCAAAAACTAATAAGTCGTTCATTTCAGAAAATGACGGCATCCGAAATAGTAGAATATGTAGGTATGAATATTATGGAATTTGGTTCAAAGGGAGTATGGACTGACTTTACGGTATCTCCTTCTCTGCACGAAAAGAATATGGTAGTACCAAATTGGAATCCTTTTCAGTTAATAAATTTTCTTGGTAAAAACTCCGTATCTGCAAAGGGAGAATCCAATTATCTCTTTTTCGAGAACAACGATGGCTTCAAGTTCGTGACTGTAGACGAACTAAAAGACGGAGACATAATGAGAGCATTCACCTTGAAAAATATGCCCACGAAAGTTGGTCAAAGCGGACTCGGTTTTACCGTTGATAATTCGATGATGGAGAAATATTCAGAGCAACAACGATTTAATATATCAGCCGGACAAGTAAATGGAAATTATGGCTCTTCAATATTGACACATAATATCCTTGAAAAGTCGCTAGAGTCTTATGAAGTAGAGTACGACGGAGAGAAAGACAAGATAATGGCAGAGGGTATTGGCTTAAACGGGCCGAAAGATGCTCCGTTTTCCGATTATAATGTAAAGCAACATAATGGTTTTATGAGTGCTAATTACCTTTATAATTTTCACGATAAAGGAGAAAAGAGCCATTATCCTCATTATGATATGAAGATGACGGAAATGAATGCGAATACCATTAAATTTGATGTTCCTGGTGATACAAACACGTGGGCTGGTGATGTAGTGATGCTTCGGATACCAACTCATATTCACGTTCACGATGTGCCCGAGGATCAGTATATGACTGGAAAATGGTTAGTCACCGCAATACATCATAAGATATCTAATAGTGGATATACAATGACATTAGAGTGTATGAAAGATGGTTTCTTTGGAGACCCTGATAAAGTAATCGAAGAGCGAGGATAAGGAACATTATGCAATTTATGGGATTTGATGGTTTTATTTGGTTTATGGGTGTCGTAGAGGATAGACGAGATCCAATGAAACTAGGAAGATGTAAAGTACGAATAGCTGGTCTGCATACAGAGAAAATGGAACAAGGTATCGATGAAGGTATTCCTACTCCTGATCTACCCTGGGCTCATCCAATGCAACCAATTACGAGCGCCGCGATGAATGGAATCGGTACGACTCCACTTGGCCCAGTAGAAGGGACTTGGGTAGTCGGATTCTTCAGGGATGGAAAGAATTGTCAAGAACCTATTATGATGGGAACGCTGGGGGGATATCCATTAAAAGCGCCAGCAAAGACAGGATTTAACGATCCAAACGGAGTATATCCAAAAGCCACCCATCTTGGAGAACCCGATACACATAGACGGGCAGTAGTAGAATTCGAAGGACCACCCAATGCTGGAGGTGGAGCATCTAAAGTAGAAGAAGGACTCCCTGTCGATAACTATGATGCCGTTTATCCATTTAATCACGTAAGAGCAAGCGAGAGCGGTCACGTAGAAGAATGGGACGATACACCAGGAGCTGAACGACTTATGAGGTATCACAAAGCAGGTACGTGGGAAGAGATAGGACCAGACGGAACACGTACTGTGAGCGTTATTATGGACAATTTCACGCTTGTAGCAGGAAACGAAGAAGTCACAATCACGGGAGACTGCACCATTAAATCTGATGGTGATATAACCTTTGATGCTGGAGGTGATCTGAATTTCGTTTCCGGTGGTGATGTGAACATAGAAGCAGGAGGAGCTTGTAATGTCGATTCGACTGATGACTGCACGATCACCTCTGGAGCTGGTATAACCACTGAAGCAGGTGCTGTGAACTGGGTCAAAGGGGCTGGTCTGAAGCTAAATTAGCCGATTCCGGCGTTTATCCGGCTAAAAACCGCGTTTTTACGAAAAAAAAAAAGAAATAACCACTGTCAGGAACTAAAAAATGAATCCAAGTAGCGTAATATCAGGAGCAACAGGTACAGGGACGTTTGCAAACGCTGGCGATGCGATGGGTGGTGTCGGTGGAATGCTCGAATCACCATCGTCTCCCAAAGCCAAAAAGATGAAGAGCGACGGCAAATCCCTGGATATTACTGGTGAAGAGGGTATGAATGAAGTAGCCGTCAAAGCGGCTTATCCTGGGGATGACGGTGAAAAGATATGGGATACGCTTCAAGAAGTTCAAGGTGTCTCCGATGCTTTTACTTCTTGTGGGGACTTTCTGCAAGATGCTTTTCTTGCCGCTACTCGTGACTTCATACGGAACTCCGGTATACAGCAAGCAGGACGGGAACTAACTAAAGCATTAGGTCAATTTGATGAAGCCCTTGAGTGTGCCTCTGGATTCGCTACCTTGCTTGAATCTGAGGGGGCGATAGATGATGCCAATGGAATGGGTGACCTACCACAGTTAAACAAACGATCTAAGAATCTAATTAAGGGTGTCACCAACGCTTCAGCCGTATCCAATCTACTAGCAGAGTGTGATGCGATTCAAGGTCTTACGTCCGAATTCAATAATATGTGTTCCGATTTGATGGGTAAGATTAATGAACTTATTGGAGAAGACCTCGCCGCTCTAGCATCCGTACTGAATAAACTCGCTCAATGGGCCGCATTCGCTAAATTAGCCACTTCCGACCCTTGTGCATTAGTCAACTCTAATCGAATGTTAGAGAATGTAACGGGTCCAGTGATGCAAGACATTATGACGTTATACGCGGCAGCTACTGGACAAACTGAACCACCTGTCGAAGCTCCGTCTCTTGGAGACGAATTAGTTAAAAAGCCCGGAACAATTGTTGATGTACCTAAACATAAGCAGGCCCCTATGGAGGGCCAAGCCTCAGTACAAGAGATTTCAGATAGTCAACCAAAAGGAGTAGAAGTAGTTGCGGCAAATAATGCGGCATCTCCCACAGGAGGATATGACTCAACAGATCCCGAATACGTTAATGGAGTAGGGTGGGTGACTCCAAATGATCCAGCGTATCCTACAGAAGATGAGGAAGGAAATCCTGTTGAACCTCCAAAGTCAGATTTTTCAAAAGGTGTAGAGAAGGGGGAGACTCCATTTTCCGATAAGAATGAGAAATTCACAGCCAATGTAAAGGACGTAGAATACAAAGCAGTAGCCGAGGAGAAGGCCTCAAAAACTAAATCACCTGTAGCTAAAGTACATAAAGTGGGATGGTGTACAGGAGGCTCTGGCGGAGGTTCTAATAGAAATGAAGATGGATGTAAAGCGACTGATGGAGATTGGCACGAGAAGGAGATGACGGACAATGAAGTCCAAATAGCTGGTTCAGTAGAAGCGGCTATGGGTCCCGTAGCGAAGACACTAGAAGATGTTTTTCCAGAATATAAAGAAGATCCTCCTCCAACCAGTCCTTCTTCAGCAGTAAAGAAACCTGTAATAGCTCCTAAAGCACGGGACGTCCCAACAGCACCAGCTTCACCAGGCGCTAGAGCAATGATCGTAACTAAAGATCGTGATCCTTTAGAGCAAACAGGTTCATTTTACGGAACTTGGGGATATCCAAACAAAGGAACACCCTTTGATCCAGCGATGAATGATCCTATATTATCTAAAATGGGTCCTGCAGGGCTACAGTCTAGTGGAGATCCATACGATCCAAAGCCTTTTGCTGTGCCGACGTATGTTCAACAAGGTTTAGGGGTACTACCCGGATCATATCGACTTAGACCTGGATCAGCAACGCTTCCCACAAATACTTCAGAACAAAAATCTAATATAGGAGGAGATATATCTGAATATGATATGTCCAGAGAAGTTGTAGAACTAGCAATGAAAACGGGTGACTGGGAACAAGTTCAGACTTGTGCGTGTCAACCAACGAAAGCGGTCGCAGATGCGAAGGAAGTAGGGTCTTGTGATTTTACTGGACTGACCTTTCCAGATGGATATCGATTAGTCGATCCATCTAATTATACTGATTCATTAATCGCTAAGGTAGACGCCGCAGAACTATCGGAGACAGGCGAATATATAGTCGGTGACGATGGACAAATCTACCAATCAGTAGAAGTAGTAATAATGACCAAATATGGAGCTACTATGGTAAACCCTTTTGGACCGGGTAAGGAGACCTGTCTAAAACATTCAGGTCGATGGATTACTATTACAGGAGCAATAAAGGGGGTATCTGGAGGAAGTCAGAGAGCAGATATAAAAAATGCTAAGTCTAAAGCAGTATGCGAAGATGCTAATGGTGAATGGGTGTGTAAAAAGGGTCAAGCAGGGTCCACAAATGCTAAGAAGCAAATACAATCATATGGGAAATTTACTAACAAAAAGAACGTAAATACACGGTCTAAATTACCCACGTTGCCTCAATTTGACACCGATAAATTGCCTAGCCTTGAGGTGTCCAAAATAAAATAATGGCAGGTAGAAAAGACCAAAATAAGTGACAACAGGAGGACCACCAGTCGGAGGAGGCCGCTAAGAATTTCGCGGTAAAATTTCGGCAAAATGGCTCCTCGGAAAATTTCAAAATTTTTTTTCGGCAAAAAATAAGGAGAAAACGGCTTATGCCAGCAATAGTAAGATTAGGAGATATGTGTAGTGGACACGGGTGCTTTGGACCTAGAATGTCTGTGAGTGCTTCACCAGATTGTCTAATAGAAGGAATACCAGCAGTCAGAGTAGGAGATATGTGGGCACCTCACGCCTGTGGTGTTTGTGCTCCTCACGATGCAATGCAAGCGAGTGGTTCACCAAAAGTCTTAATTAACGGAATTCCAGTAGCAAGAATCGGGGACTCCCTCTCGTGCGGATCTACAAATCTTACAGGATCAAACTGTATCATTGACGAAGGCTAAGCATTATACTATAAATATACTATAACACAGAGAAAGAAATGCCTGCTCCTATACACACAAAACGACAAAGAAAATACAGAGATTTAGACCTCGATATGCTAGTTCATCCTTTGACTAATGATATCGTTGGGCGATCTGATGTGGATGCTATTAATGGAAGTATAATACGTATCATCAGAACACAACGCGGAGAACGAGTATTCCAAAGTTCGTTTGGTTCAACAATATATCATAGTCTGTTTGAACCGATGAACATCGAAACACGAGTGGTTCTAGAAGGTGCCATCGAACAAGCAATACGAAGATTTGAAAAAAGATGTGTATTAAAAGGCGTGGTCGTGGAGGCAGATCCAGACAGGAATGGTTATGCAGTTACGATAGTCTATGTTCCTGTAAACGAAGGTTCACCAGTAGCATTAGATTTCTTCCTAAACAGATTGAGATAACAAATGGCAACAACTAATCCAAAAGCATTAAATTTAAGCAATCTTGAGTTTGATGGAATTAAAAAGAATATTAAAGAGTTTATGGGCGGCCAAGATGAGTTCATTGACTTTGATTTCGAAGGCTCTGGAATGAGTGTAATGCTGGACGTAATGGCGTACACTACTCACTATATGGGCTTTCATACGAATATGGCTATCAATGAGGCTTTTCTCGACACCGCTACGCTCCGAAATTCTGTAGTGTCTCACGCAAAGACAATTGGATATGTTCCTAAGAGTGTAAAATGCGCGGAAGCCATTGTCAAGCTGACATTCGACACTACTGGTACAGATCCGCAATATATTATAGTGGAGAAGGGAACGCAATTCATATCTAATATAAATGGAGTGCCGTTACCTTTCACGAATCTAGATACAGTAAATATATTTCCAGACGAAGGTGGAGAGTTCTCTGGAGAAATTAAAGTATCCCAAGGAGCATTAAAAGGAATTGATTGGACATTTGATGGAGTTTCAGAAACACAAAAGTTCATAATAGATGATTCTTCTTGTGACAGGGATACTATGTCTGTGGTGATAGCAGACTGGCCTTGGGAGACTGGTAAAGTTCTTTCCGACTTAAATAAAGGCTCCCGTGCATACTTCTTGCAAGAGGGACTAGATGGAGTGAGCGAACTTTATTTCGGTAATGGACTCTTCGGTCGAAGACCTGCTGATGGACAAACAATTAATGTAGTTTATTTGTCTACGAAGGGCTCTTCTGGAAATTATGTATCAACTGTACAGGAACAGGTGTTTGCTCTTGAATCTACTATTGCTGGTGCATACACGGCATCAACTGTTACGGTAGATACGGTGGACATATCTTCCCTTGGTTCTGAACAAGAAACTACTCAAAGTATTAAAGAAACTGCACCACGAGCGTATGAGAGACAGGACAGAGCAGTTACAGCCGAAGACTATAAAACCATTTTAATCGAGAAATATCCAAACATTGAAGCTATTGCAGTATGGGGTGGTGAAGAAAATGACCCACCACAATACGGTGCTGTATTCATTTGTATCAAGCCGAAGCACGGATTAGAATTATCTCCTTTGACAAAGGTAAAACTAACGGATGAAATTCTTTCCAAATATAATATGTTGGCTATTAATCCAATCATAACTGCTCCAGAATATACGTATATAGATGTAGATGCAACGGTTAAATATAATCCAGTTCTAACTCCGCTATCTGCTTCTGAAGTGCAGACGAAAATTATATCAGAAATTGAAGATTTTTTTGAAGCGGAACTTACGCAATTCAAGGTGACATTGCGTTATTCTCGCCTTGTTCAAACTATTGATAGCACCGATGTTTCTATCTCTAATAACTTGACAAGTATTAAAATGTATAAAAAGTTTTTTATAGAAGCATCGAACACAGTCGGTAACTATATTTTCAGATTTGATAATGCTATTACGGCTGGTACTTCTGTATCTTCCGTATTTGGTAACACAATAGCAAGTACCCAATTTGCACTTCTAGATGATGGTCAAGGTAATATTCTTTTGTATGATATTTCCTCTGAGCAATTTTTAAATACAGAACAGGGGACTATCGATTATGAAAATGGAATTATTCAGTTAAGTGGATTTAATCCAGTTTTAGATGTTAACACAGTAATTAGTCTGTACGCTACACCCCAATCAAATGACATTACTGCAATCAGAAATAATTTACTTGTTCTGAATAATAGTAATATTACAATGCAAAGTATTAATGCTTGATGGTGTAAATGGCACAAAAAGATAACTTTTCTAAACATCCTGCAAAGTTTCTAAGTCTCTTTGTAGAAAGAATGGTTCCCGATTATGTTCGGGAAGACCATCCGATGTTCATCACTTTTCTCCGAAAGTATTTTGAATACTTGGAAAGAGAAACTGATGTTAATGGTGAACTAGGAGAATATACCCAGATAACTGATTTAATTCAGAATCTGGATATCGATCACGCCCTCGACCAATTCATTCCAGAATTTGAGAAAACGTATCTTTACAGTACCCCCCATACTGCTGTTGATACCACAGTAGAAACTACCGATAAGGCTTTTCTAGCCAAAAATATTCTACCAGTTTATAGACAAAAAGGTACTACCAACGCTCTTAACTTTCTCTTCAGACGAGATTTTGATTCTGATGTAGAAACACTATATCCAAAAAACTGGATGTGGAGAGCATCTGGTTCAGTTTGGTATGAACCTAAGTGGATCACAGTTCTTACAGACAAAGAAACGACTAACGGAGTTGAAATTCTATGCTCCCTAGGAACCACCACAACGATAACTCCTGTTAGTGGTACATCTCTACTAGAAGTTGGAATGTATGTAATTGGGAATGGTATACCGGCCGGTGCAACTATTGTCTCAATTGATCCTGGAGTTTCTATAGAAATATCGGAAAATGTCACAGAGACTAATACTACCTATACGTTAGCATTTACAAATTCTGAATACTACGGTGAAACTGAAAATGTAGTTGTTGCTACAACAATAAGATCATTTTATAATAAAAAGATTGTCGGTCAAACGTCTGGTGCGACAGCCTTCATTGATATGGATGAGTCCATAACTGTTTCAGATTATGAAAAAATATTGCTTACAGAAGTTAATGGCGTATTTGTCAAAGGTGAGGAAATATGGGAAGATATAGGAGATCAACTCAATATAACTCCACTGAAAGCGAGGATGATTTCTGAGGGTGTTCGTACTGAAGGTGAATGTATTATTAATGGTAAAGCTTGGAAAGACGAATGGATGCACGTTACTGGTCATCCAATTGAAGTAGGGACTTTAGTAGACAGACCGGGAATTACCGGGATCACGAGTGGTGCAAAGGCTGAAATTATGGGGGCTGATGTAGATTTTACAAAGATGAACTTGCTCGGTGTACAAGGTGATTTTCTAAAAGGAGAATATGTAGCACAAACGGCGGCTTGGGCATATTCAACTTCATTTACAGGAAGTGATCCAACCCACTCTTTCTGTACAGTATCTTCTGATTGGCCGAATATAGATTATTACGACAATATGATTGATTGTCTGGCCGCAATGCATCCTGATGCGTGGATAGAGACATCACCATATTATCAAGCCAGTTCTTTCCTCGAATGGTTTCCAGTTCTTGAACTAACGACAGCCATTCAAACTGTAGAAAATAGTATTCTTCAAGGTACTTGTTCTGATCCTGCTTTTCAGTTTCAACCAGGCTGTGCAGGTGCAGGAACTTGTATTGAACCCCTGGATATGATTTGCGACCTTGTCGCCGGCTCCACCACACTTCAACATTGGGGGCCGCTTACCCTTGAAGTTGGAATGACGGTAATCGGAGATGGTATACCAATCGGCGCAACTATTACACAGATTATTTCTCCAGAACCATATGGCGAGTTTATAATATCGGCGGCAACCCTTTCTGGATTTTTGGGTTTATATAATATAAAATTTCTTCCCGGTACGCCAAGCGTAAATTATGTTAATAATGAGCCGGGCTGTCTTGGTGTAGGTACTTGTTCAGATGTAACTTATGATAATAATGAGCCTGGCTGTATAGTTACCGGAGCTTGCTCCTCCAGCCAAACCAGCTATTATTCCGAAGCAACCTGTATCGATAACGGTCTTTGCTCCGATTCCAACTTTCAAAGCGAACCATCTTGTATATTTAATCACAGTTGTTATGGACCCCTAATACAAGATGCTGAACTGTTTTCCGGGATCGCCCAAGTAGCAATGGGGCCTACGGCTGGAAATGACACATCTCAACTGTCAGTTGGAATGACAGTCGAGGGATATGGTATACCTGCTGGTACAACTATTACACAGGTTCCTAATATTAATGCCGCTGTTATATCGAATCCCGTCGATGCTGGTGTTTATGGTGTCTATCCGATAACATTCGATGCTTCGGTACACGAGGTAGATAATTTATTACCTGATGAGACATCCTGTTTCGTCGCAGGCATCTGTTCTGATCCATTTTGGAATAATGATCAACAGGCCTGTGAATTTCAAGGAATTTGTTCTGATGGAATACACGATCACGATGAAGTTGGTTGTATGTCTTATGGTAGTTGTTCTAATTCAAATTATGACAATGATCAAGTAAGCTGTCTTGCCGCTGGAGCAACTTGGACTCCCGCTAATACTTGGACTCAGACGGGCGTTTGGACTGCCGCTAATACTTGGGGTCCCGATAATACTTGGGCTCCCCATACTTGGACTCCCAATACTTTCACAAATGCCGGAAATTATTTCACCAATGATAATAATGTTTGGACCATCTGGCAGGGAGGGGCAGCCGCAACAAGAGAAGATTGTGAGGCACTTGTTGATCCAGATGCTCAACCACACATAAAAACTTCTGTTTGGAAAACAAATGGTTTTTGGTTAGATAGTGCTGGCTTCTTGTCTTCGGACAGGAAAATACAAGATAACAACTATTATCAAGACTTCTCTTACGTTGTTAAATCGACGGTTCCTATTCAATCATACCGCGAGGTTCTAAAGAAACTTGTTCACCCAGTAGGATTAAAACTATTCGCTGAATTCGCATTCTCCTCAGTGGTTGGACTGACTGTTCAGATGCCTCAGGATTATGTTAAGTTACTTATTCAAATATTCTCTTATCTCGATGTTGCTATCGATATATGGGATCAAGAATCAGAACAACACGGTACTCTCGGACACGCTCATACTGGATTCGGATTATTCCTTGAACAAGGATTTGAAGAGTATGTTATTGAGATAATGAGTAACCTTGAGTCTCATTCTGCATTAATTTCACCAGCCGGATGGACTGATCCAGGAGATCACTTATCTATTTTCTTTGATGTAGATGCCGGACAAATTGGGGCAGACCTCAAAGAAAAATTATATACAATTTCGTGGCTCAATACTGATATGAAGCTACAGTTGGACGCTTACCCAGAGAAATTGACACTCGCTTTTCTTCAGCATCTTAAAGTTCTTCCAATTGAAGAGTTTCCGCCTAGTGTAAGTGAATTAATTATTAGAGATGACTTATTTAGTGCGATAGATGGACGAATGATTTCCTGTGAAGTTTGGGAATTGACAGTAGCAAAAGCACTCCGTAGACTTGTCGAATGGGTTGAATCATTTATGCCCGAAGCCAAATATGCTCCTGAAAAATCATATGAATTTTTCGAGGGAAACAGAGAGAACACAATTGTTCAAAAGGTTTATGGTACAACTAATGATGTAATTGATTCTGTTCAAATGCAAGCATTTGAATATGGAGAAGTAATACACTCTCACGGACGTAAGAATGGTTTCGCTCCTCTAGTTCACACGAATGTAACTAAAGGTCAGACAACACCAGATATGAGTGTAGGTGCTGCCGCGTTTCACGTACACGAATTTGAAAATGCTACTTGTTCTGATGGTGTAAATATGACTCAATTAGCCTGTGAAGTCGCTGGTGGGACTTGGGCCTATACTGAGATCCAGAATTTAGTTATCAACGGACAAACGGCTACTACTGCGCCGATGACAGTTCAACAAGCAAGAGATTTAGTAAACAGAAATGTTTTTGAGATTCCAACTTTCTACGTTGATAAACATTCTACATCTTTCTTACCTGAAGCCACAAATCACGTTCATTTTTTCGAGGAAGGGCAAGTAGTTGATGATCAAAATGGTCGTGTCTCAAATTGTCTTGGAAGATCCCAAGCGAGAGATTTAATTGACGGAACAATAGCGTCTGTTGTTCTATACGATAATATTGGTAAAATGGATGATCGACATCCTAATGTAGATAACGAAGGTGTTTTTCAAGGTGGTACTATAGAACACGGTGATGGTTCGCTGACAAGCCACTATCACGAATATTTGGTCACCTATGATTCCGATTGGGAAAATCAAACTGATTTTCAAGGTAATGCATTAACTCACGGATTTGTTTATACTCCA